TACGCAGTTCGACCCCTTTTGGGATTGCGGTAATTGGCATTATCGTGCCCGAGGTGGTAAACTTGTTACGGGGATCCCTTCGGTAGCATCAAGCCACCATTGAGTGTATTGTTCTGGAGATATTGGCGGTATAACTACAGGTTGTGACAGTGTTGTTGTTGGGGGTGGTGAAATAGGAGTATCTCCAACGGTGTCCCCCAACAACTTTAAGATTAAGAATAATTCAGCTATCATCGTTTCTTTTTCCTAAACGCTATACCCATTTTTTTTAATTTTAACTTGCCACTAGCAAATTGATAAATCTTCTTTTTACTGTTAGCCTTAACAAACTTATTCCAAGCTGATAGTTTACGTTTAGGTTTTGCGATCGCCCTCATAAGTGGTGAGGGTTGAACTGTTATACCTCTACCTGTATATTCAATTTCATTATATTTACCTCGCCCTCTTTCTTCAACTTCGGGAAGTCGCCCCAATTCACCGGCGCGTCTACCATCAAAAAAACCCATTCGGTAATACTCACGTTCTCTTTTGGTAGGCATTAAACCACCCTTAAGGATGCAAACTGTATACTAGATTCCCCACCACTGTTATTAGTGATCTTAAACTGTAATAACTTAAAATTAGCTAAACGTTTTTGTATATAAAAAATATTCCATACATCCGCCGTTAAAGTCTCGGCATCATTAAACGCATCTCCCATAGCACTATCGCCATCGTCAGCCATTCTAATAAATGTAGCGGGGTTCACTGGGCTTAAATTAGCATAAGGATAACTATCCGGCCCCATAACTGCTAACATAGTAAAACTTCCTGTATTACTAACCTTTATAGCATAAAACAAATCACTAAACCCTGTCATATCAATATATTCATGGTCTGCCTTTTGTGGGCTTAATACTGCGGCCCCGTTTGGTATTGCTAAATGTTCGGGGTCAATTAGAAATTGCTTATCACTAACGGTAACGCCTGACCATTCGCCGTCTTTTCCTAATTCTCCAGTTAAAATTATAGGAGTGATCTCTTGCTTAACGTCTACGTAACCCTCTACGGGTGTCTGTCCTACCTGTTCACCTGTGGTTGAATACGGCGCGTATACTTTTCTTATTGCCATCTTTAAGCAAAGACGAGTGTAACTGAAAATTGAGCTTCACCCATGTCTGCATCCATTGCTCCAGCAATAGAAACTTGATTAGAACTTGTAACTGGTATAGCTACATCTAATGCAAACGGTGCATTAGTTGTCCCGTCGCTTGTTTCGGTGCCTACATTGGTTGCGCTTCCTACTGTCATAGTTTGTTGTTCGCTTAATCCGTCACCTGTTAATTGAATAGCAAAGGTGCAATTATCCGCAGTTGTGCCATCTTGACTTACTGCGGCTATAATCCCAACTATTGCGGATGATCCGGCCGGAACCTGAACACTTGAACTTGTTGATTGTCCGTATAGACTTGTTAAAGCCGTAAACGAATCGGCGGCCGTGACTGTTCCTTCTCTTACTCTGTATGATGCCATTGTTTTTCCTCTATGCCTTTATCCGAATTGGGCCAAGTTTGGCCAAGGTTCCGGATGCAAACCCTTTGGTTAGTGCTTTGGCCACGAACGCGGCGCCCAAAGTACCTATAATCTTATTTTTGTCGGACATTACCTTATTTTGCATTCCCATTAATGCGCCTGATATGTCACCTTTTAATGCGGTTTGAATTGCAGTTGCGGCCCCTGTAGATTGAGAGAGTGATAAAGCAGTACCCAATTCTATAGCGGACACGTTAAAACTTTTTCTTGCCCTACGTCTTGGGGCTTTTCTTCGTGCTACCATACTCATTAATGAGTAGCTACTCTATTTAACTGTATTGCGATCTAATTTTATATCTGCTAAAAAGTTTAATTGTCTTTCTTTTAAGTTTAATTTATCTAAGTTCTCCTCTGATATTACAATAACTAGGGGTGTTTTGCGTTCTAAACCTAAACAAACTGCGCAAAAACCGGTTATATTTCTACTCGGAGGGTTGCGAACTTCTCTACCACATCCGCCTTTACAATCTATTTTTGGCATTCTGAGCATCCGAACTTATCAGATCCCTTAATGGCTATTGGTAAATTGCCTTTAGTAACGTTATTATGTTTGTCCATGGCTGGCCTATGATACCCCGTGTCACACTCTGAACAGTTCTTATACTGGATAATACTAGTACAATCTTCGCATACTATAGCAAACAAAGTATCGGATATATTTCGACCATAACATTTAGGACATAATTTATGTTTAAACATATCCGTTACTATCTCTGTAAATAATTGAGATCTATTTACTTTGTTATCAATTAAGAAATCTCTTAATTTAGTTGCTATAGTCACATTGACTAAGCACTTGCTAACTATATTGCCTTCAGAATCTCTCTGAGGGGGTCTACCTACTGCGCGCACCATAATTTCAGAATAGCGTATTCTATATAATATATATGTATGTTAAATTATATTAGGATTAAGTCCAAGCCCCTAATACTTTCGATAATTCTTATTATAGAAAGTAATATTTAAACCACACGGTTTTAAAAACATAAATAATAAGCCTTCATACAAATAAAAAGAGTATAACATACATATAATATATATATATACATTATAGCTTAAAAATGTCTTTAATTGATTTAGGAATGGCTGGTTTAGGGGTTGTTTTGGGCTCTTTTACCCCTTCTTTAGGGCTATTTTGGCCTAATAACCCCCCTATTCCGGCCTTATTGGCGGCATACTCTACCAACATCGATGTCCAGTCTCCATCTTTAGCAGCTTTTCTTATTCCGTTCATTGGATCTAAATCTTTACCTTTCTTTACCATTTGTCCAACGGAACCAAAAAAAGAATGTTGAAAGTCTTCTAATTTAGAATGAAACCTGTCCTCTATTTCATCTATAACAGGTTTTAAATTAATTGTTAACCATTCATCCTCTGCTATTTTTTCTTCCCAATGTGTCACTATCATTTGTCTAAAAACAAATTTATACAAAAATAAAATAATGGCAATTTCGCCAACAAATAAGTATATTAAATCGGGGTTCATTTATTAGCCCCATTGAGCAACTGAAATAGCGGAAGGTCTAGAACAACCTTCACTTTTCATATTTGATATAATGTATTTTAAATTTGCCGCTAAGCCTATTTTTTCAGTTGTGCTTAAATTGCCTTTTTGCACCCTTGTTAAATTTTCGGTAGCATCAACGGCCCATCTAGTGCAACGGTTCAAAGTAGATCCCCCGTATTGTTCGGGCGTTACTGGATCGTTCTTAAATATTTTGTTTCCGGTTTCTATTACCGTTTCAACTATTGTTTCACCTGTTTTAACTACTGCATCTTTAACAAGCTCTTTTAGTGCTTCTTCTTGCTTATCAAACCAGTTTATCATTTGTTCTTTGAAAACATAAGCAAGTATCGCGGAACCGGCCACAATCGACGGAATACCCACCACTAACGCAGTTGTCAGGGCGCTATTGCCCCTTTCTTTAGTGATTAAATCATCTAAGGCCTTTTTTTGAACTGCCGTAATTTTACGCAGTTCGACCCCTTTTGGGATTGCGGTAATTGGCATTATCGTGCCCGAGGTGGTAAACTTGTTACGGGGATCCCTTCGGTAGCATCAAGCCACCATTGAGTGTATTGTTCTGGAGATATTGGCGGTATAACTACAGGTTG